TCGTTGAAACCTGGCAGACCGTCGATGATCGGCTCTGCGTTGCTAAGATCGACCTCGGAATCACGCTCGGCAACATAGTCAGCGTTATATCCGGCGTCCTCGATCATCTGGCGCGCCTCGTCGTCGAGGTTCGCCTGCGGCATCTCTGACCCGAGTGTCGTTGTAGGAGCGAGCATCATCAGTCTTGCGCACCCTCAAATTTTTCTAATTGACGGTTAATATCGTTTTCGTCTGGTTTGTTTGTGACGTAATTTTCCAAGACGCGCAGCTTGAACAACTCCAGTGCTAGGCTACTGGTCTTGCCACTAAACTGCGCCTTTGTGACCTCGCGCGACTGACGCACGTCTTCAATCGTCCACTGATCAAGAGGCTTTCCGCTTGCCGCACCCAAGCGGGGCGGAGCCAAGCTGCGCAGGTTTGCGCGTTGCCCCTTTTGCAACGCGTCGACCGCAGAGCGGAACGCCTCCGTCACCGACACGCCATCAGCAATGTCGGCCTCAAACTGCGCTTCAATGACGGCAGCTTTTTCTTTTGCGCCAGGGAGGATCGAGTCAAGGATGCCACCGGCCTGCGAAACAGTGTTGAGCAGGTCGCCAAAGATTTTCGCCTGCCGCGCTTGCGGCGTTTTTGCAATCTGACCGTTGGCGCGGTTTTCGATAGCTTGAACAGTTGTTAAATCCAATGACTTGCCGATTGCGCCGTATGCATTGTCAACGATTTCCGTCAACTGGCTCTCATTTTCGGCAGCACGAATATCTTGGAAAAAATCACGCACGACAGTTTGGTCGACAACGATCGGGTCTCCGCTTCGCTCGATTAGTGTGATGACTTTTTCGTATTGCGTCTGAGATAAATCGTTTGCGCCGAAAGCGTCGATGATTTGCGTAAGCGCAGGAAGCGGCTCGTTTGGGTCTTGGCGATTTTTTTCAATTTGAGCAGCAAGCGTGCGGAACGTCTTACGCTGGTTGTCTTCGATCTGCGTCTTATTGCGTCTCTCTTGTCTGTCTTCGTCGGCCTGCGCTTTGCGCTCCAAACGATCGGCCAAGCGCAACGCGCGTTCGCTCAAGTTCTGGCGGTCCTCGCCTTCCAGGTTTTCGTATTGCGACGAATCCTGAATTGCAGAGAATACATCCTCTGCCATGTCAGGGTCGTTGTTCTTCTCAGCCTCAAGCAGCTGCTTTTCAACCAACAACGTATCCGACTTGCTGAGATAGCTTTTGGTGAGCGTGAACGCCTGTTTCGGATCGACGTGACCAATGCCTTCCAGGTTTCCGATCAGCATACGCATGTCTACTTCGCGATAATCTCTATCGGCTTGGTTTTGCGCGTTGGCGCGGTCATCAGCCAGCTGATCCAACATGCGATAGGTGTCGGCGACCGCCGTGTCAGCCATGAGCGTGCGCGCAGTAGAACGTACATTTTTCGCACCGTTGGCGATCAGCGCCGACGTTTCAGCCTGCCAGCTGCGTTTGCCGCTGCCGGTCGTAAACGACAGTCCCTCGATGCCGCCCTTGTCTACAAGCTGCCGCTCCATACTGACGATTCGGTTGAACTCGTATTCGGCAACCTTTGGGTCCGGGATCGCCTTAACGGCTTCGCGAGCATTGTCGACGACCGTCGTCATATGGCTTTTCGCTTTTGCAACTTCCTGCTGGTTGCGAATAGCGATTTCTGTTTGTAACCACGCTTGGCCCGTGTTCGAGATCGTGTTGCCCAGCTGGGCAAGTGCCGCACCAGGCGCCGCCATAGCGCCAGGGTCTAGGCGAGACGAAAGCGGGCGTGCGCCAGATCCAGCAACAAACCCGCCTTGTGCCTGTTCAATTCTAGTAATCTTCATACGAACGCCATTGCTGCGCTGCTAGAGCTACCCAACAGAGATGCCATCGCTTGTGTCTTGGAGGCTTGATAACGGGCGTTGCCCTCCATGCGTGTTAGGTTTGCGCTTAGACGAGCGTCAACGCCCTGTTCCCGCATCGTGATCGCCTCGACCTCGCTTTTGTAGTAGCGCTGCGCAATTTGCTCTTCCAAGTTATTGGCGCTCGCCAGCGCGACCTTCAGCGCGGTGTCCTGTCCTGCAATCACACCAGACGCGCCGTAACGGCCCTGCTGATTCTTAATGAACTGTAGGCCAATCTGTTCCGTGCGGATCGCATCGCGATCAGCCTGCATGAGAATCTGCTCAGCCGCCTGGTCAGCGACTTTCGCATTACGCTCTTGGATCTTGGCGTTGTATTCAGCCGCAGCACGCGCAGCCTTGCCGCTCTTGATCGAGCCGCTGGCCGAGATCATGCCGCCGGCAATCGCGGTGCCTGCTGCTATGTACGGTGCAACCATCTATTCCTCAACCCATGCAAAGCGCCAGTGGTCGGCCTTGTCCAAGCCGAACTTGGGCATCAGCCCCTCGGCTTTCATGCCCATCCAGTAGGCGAAGCGTTCTGCCGTCGGCCATCCGACTTGGACGTTGGCCTGCACGCGCCAGAACCCATGTTTTTCAATCAAATGTCGGAAGCCCCAACGCACCGATCGCGCAACCGCAACTGGGTGCTTGTCGATGTTGCGACCTGTCACCATCCAGGTTTCGCCAACACCAGGCCACAATTCAAAAACCCCGCACGACAGGATCGGCTCGTCGTCGATTATCAGCGTGTAGCCTGGGCGCTCCATCAGCGCTTCGGCATGCTCTCGCCAATACTGCTGGACGGTGTCGTCCATGATGTAGGCGATATGGTCTGCCTCAAACGGTACCCAGTTACCGATCAAAGACTTCCAACCTCGCGTAGATCCCGATTAGGGTCAGCGGCAACGGCTGGTCCTGCACGACGGTGATGAACCCGTCGGTGTCGTAGCCGTTATCGAACTCAATTGTCTTGTCGCCGGTGTATAGACTTAGCGCCGTATCCATCTCGTCCGCGCTGCTGCGGAACGGGATTACGTCGGTTGTCGATGCCGATGCCCCCACCTTCGCGCCGACTGTGCGATAGAGGCGCACCGTCACGTCGTGGATTCGCTTTACCTTGCCCTGGCTCACGCCATCGACAGATCCACCCTCGATGCGCATCGTTCGCAGCGTCGACGTGTAGCCCAGACCAATGTGTACTTTGCTAGAGGAACGATCGAGCGTGATGCTGCCGCTGCTTACCGTCTTGTTTGCGTGCGCCGCGCCGTCCGCAAGGATCGTGACAGTCTCGCCCTCCAAGTGGTCCAGACCGCTCATCACCGTCGCAGGCGACCCGTTGTATGTCAGGCCGCTGTCGACGTAGAACGCGTCGGTCGTGTTGGTCCCAAAGTCGATTGGCGTTAAATATTCGACATACCTGACTGTACCCCCGTCCACCGTGCGCTTGACAACAACCCAGACCTGATCTTCGTCCAGGTCGCCTGGTATCACTGCAACGCTCTCCACGACCGCGTCAGTGCCACCGAACGTATGACGGTGCCATGCAATGACATCTTCCTCGCGGCGATACGTCATGCCGCAAAGCTCGCCGTCGGCTCGCACAGCCCAGATGACGTTGTCCGGTTCCTGCTGCACGTCCAGCTGATCGAAGCCGCCTTCGCTGACGTGCTCCGCAAGCAGCGTCATGTCCGGGGCGATGTAGCCGTCTACGTCGTAGTTGTAGACCAGTTCGCGAATCTTTCGTTTCGCGCGTTGTAAAAACAACACCACGTTGCCGGTTGCCACCGGATCTACGTTGGCGGTGCCGTATCGCGTCTGCCGTTTGATCTGGATCGTCGTCGGTGTGATCGGATCTGCGGTGCTGCCAGAACTCGCGATGAACTCGCCACCGCTGGTGCCAATCACCAGCGCACGACCTGGGGCTAAGTAACGGATGATGTTCACCTGATCGGACGCGATCGTGTAAATCATCGCGTCGGCGTCTTCTGCGCCGTCAGCGAACTGCTCAAACCCGCCCGCTTCCGAGAAGAAAATTGTCTGCGGCTGCGCTGTTGTGCCAGCAAGAACCAGCCTCTCCTCGAAAAAACAGATTGCGCCAGGGTATCCTGTGGTCTCAGAAAAGGCGCCGAGGCTCCACTCGTCGGTAGCCTCTAGTTTGCCCGCGATCGTAAATGAACTGCCTGCACTTTCGTTTGCCAAGTCATCCGAAGGCGATGTCAAAATGGTGTCATCAGTAACATCGACGATCAGGTAGTCGCCGTCGTTTGACGTTGTGCCGCTAACCGTAATGAACTGCCCGGGTTTGAACCCTTCGTCTTGAAAGTTTTTTCCAGTGTCTACGATGCGATCGTTGTGTTCCGCCCCCGTGGCCGACGGGTCACCTTCTTTGAACGAGATCGTCGTCGCCGTGTAACTCGGCAGCAACTCAGCGTCGCCAGCGAGGTTGTCCTGCACGGTCGCGTCGACCACCGTCGCGCTTGTGTACCCAGTGATCTTGGCGAAGCCGTCATGGATTTTGACGAGCCTGCCCACGTCTGTGCTTGCCCAAAGGGCCGCGCTTGCGGTGAGCGTGATGCTGCCACTGCGACCACTTGCGGTCAGCGTTGTCGTCGTCGTGTTTTCGTCGAGGAACGGACCAAACTCAAAATCGACTTCTGTCAGCGTCCAGGCCGTGTGGCCGGTGCGCGTCAGCTTCCGCGGCGCGTAGTCAGGATGCACGATGTACATCGTGTCTGCGCTCTGGGCAAATCTCAGTTCAAACAGATCTGCCGTCACATACGGCGTCGAGATTTCGTAGGGCGTGCCGCCAGACGTGATCTGTCCATTGTCTTTATAAAAGCGGAAGTACTGGTTGCCCGCTTCGATAATGTAGGTCTGCTCGGTATTAAACTCGAACGGTATCAGCCGCGTTTTTGCACTGTTGGTTTTTACACCGGCAACGTAATAGCTGCCTGGTCGGCGCGTCGCGCCTCCGTGCGGATGCACGACAAAATTCTCCAGCGTCGAGCAACCATTGCGATACTTAGACAAGTCAAACCGACCGTCCAGCCGCGGGCTAAGTTCTCCAGACGTGAAGTTGGAGAACGCGTAACTCAGTCGCGCCATTAGACTCTCGCGTTGATGAAGTCGGTCGCGCCAATAACGTCAGGCGTTCCTTCTGTCGCGTCGATGAAGCGAGCCTCCGACAGCTTCGCCTGGTAGACGCTGTACATGTTTTGCTGCAAGCCAATCGAGTTGGCGATTGGATACGCCAAGTCAGCTGCAAGCGCGGCTGCGACCGCTTCAGTCAGCAGCACGTCGTATTCGTTGGGGTCAGTAATGCGGGCGATGTAGCGGATTTTCATCGCGCCTTCGTCGGTCAGAACCTTGCGGCCCTCGATGACATATTCCACGCCGTCCTTCTCACCCTCAACTTCCAAGATGCGCAGGCAGTAAGGATCGGCAGGCAGCTGATAGCTGTAGGCGTATTCCCATGGAGGCGCGTCGCTATCTTGTGCAAGCGTGGCTCTCTTAATGAGGCAATTCCAAGGATGAGAACGGAAGACAGCATCGCGCACGAACGAATAGCGCTGATTGCACAGACGGCCTGCGCGGCTGTCTTCAGTGAGCGCAATAATGTTCGACGCGCCAATGTTGTTCAACGCGCTGTTGCAGATGTCGACAGCTGATGCCATTGCCCAATCCTAAAAAGAAAAGGGGGAGCCGAAGCTCCCCCTGTCCTGGTGGTTAGTCCACAACGTAGAACATAACCAGTTCGATGGTGCCTGTACCCGAGGCGCCTGCGAGTGAGACAGTGACAATGAACTCGTTGTCCTTCTCGGCCTGGTCAATGTCGACCTCAGAGTTGCCGCCGAGAGCGAGCGTCGCAGCCACGTCATTGCGTCCAGCAGAAGTGGATGCAGTGGCAGCGAGATACTCGTCCACGTCAGCAGCAACGGACGAACCCGATGCGTCGGTGTAGGCGGCATGCCCAACCGACAGAGTCGTGGAAGAACCCAGCGCGTCGTTGAAGAGATAACCACCGACGATGCGTGCGCCATTCGGCAGCGCAAACATTTCGATGTCATCACCAGCAGACAGGCTGCTGGCTTCATACGTCGCGTAGGCCACACGCATGCGGCCAGCGATCTGGTTAGCTTTCACGAACTCGGAAGGATCGTCCTGCGTCAGGTCGGTGCGGACATTAGAATAAACAGTAGCCATTCTTCAGTCCTCCTAGCTTTCGTCACAGAGGATCTGGACGACTTTTTCCTCTTCCATGCGGGTGCTGCCGATCGACTGGCAGTAGTACACCTGCGTGGAGTAGGACTTGTCGGCCCGTTCCTCAATGCGTGACATCACGTCCTTGCCAACGGCAAGCATCATCCCATCCTGCGCCCATGCAAAACAGGTGCGGACGCTAGAGGCAACCGCCAACCTATTGGAAACATGGAAGGAAAATCCCAGATACGCGTTCAACTCTCCGCGAGCAAGCGCACGCACAGTGTTGAAATCGCTCGATTTTACCTCGGTCGTATTCAGCAGGGCGCTGATCTGCGACGGAGAGCAAACGATGTGACGCGGGATGCTGGGGTCGATGTCAGCCGAGTCCATCACTTCCTTCGCGGAAAGCAGCTTTGCGATGGTGAGATTTGCACCACCAGCAGCGATCTGCTGACCTGCCGGGAGAGAGGTAGACGTGCTGCCCGATTTGCCGGTCTTGGAAGTTCCAGTCGCGGCGGCAATGATCTCATCGTCGATCGCACGGCCCATCGCCGCGGCAGCTGCCTGGGCGTAGGTCGATGTCGGATCAATAAGCATGCGAACCTTGTCCGCATCATCGATGAGGTCGGCCC